CGCCGCCGGCACTGGCCGACGGATCAAGTCGTGGTCGCCGCCGTCGTCCGGCCCGAACCGCGCGATCACGGGTCTGCAGAAGATCCGCGACCGCGCCCGTGACACGTCGCGCAACGACTGGGCCGGCGAATCAGGCCTGCAGAAGTGGGCCACGAACCTCGTCGGCACCGGCATCGTCCCGCGGTGGACCGACAAGGCGATCACCGACCGGTTCCTGAAGTGGGTTCCGATCGCTGACGCCGACGGCGTGCTCGACTTCTACGGCCTCGAAACCCTCGTGACTCGCGGTTGGCTCGACGGGGGTGAAATGTTCGCGCGCCGCCGGCCGCGGCTGTACGTGACGAGGGACGCCGCACCGTTGCAGGTGCAGCTGATCGAGCCCGAGTTCTGCCCGCTGTTCGATGCCGATCAGTGGCCCAGTATGCCGCTCGGCAACACCATCCGCCAGGGCATCGAACGCAACAAGCGCGGCGAGAAAATCGCGTACTGGATGTACCGCGAGCACCCCGGCGACGGCGGCCTGCTGTCGTCACCGACAGCCGACCGCCTGCTGCGCATTCCGGCGCGCGAGATCATCCACGTGTTCGAGCCGAAGCGCGCCGGGCAACTGCGCGGCGTGTCGCAACTCGCCCCCGTGCTCGCCCGCCTGCGCGGGTCGATGGACATGGAGGACGCGGTCCTCGAACGCCAGAAACTCGCGAACCTCTACACGTTGTTCATCACGCGGCCGGCGCCTGACGCCGCCGACGTGGACATCGACCCGTTGACGGGCCTGCCGGCCTACTACGGCACCGACGGGTCGCCGATGGTCGGCCTCGAACCCGGCATCGCGCAGGAACTGCGGCCTGGCGAGGGCGTGACCTTCGCGAACCCGCCCGAGGCCGGCACGACGTTCAGCGAGTACATGCGCACCACGCACCTCGGCACCGCCGCGGGCGCCGGGCTGCCGTACGAACTGTTCTCGGGCGACATCAAAGACATCAGCGACCGCACGCTGCGCGTGGCGATCAACGAGTTCCGCCGCTTCGCGCGCCAGCGCCAGTGGCAGATCCTAATCCCGATGTTCTGCCAGAAGGTGATCGAGTGGTGGGCCGAGGCCGACGCTCTCGGCGGCGGGCTGCCGCTGGACAAGCTCGACGCCGCGAAAGCTCCGAAGTGGAGTCCGCACGGTTGGGAGTACATCCACCCGACGCAGGACGCCGAGGGCAAGGCGAAGCTGATCGAGATCGGCGTCATCTCGCGCAGCGAAGTCATCGGCGAGCGCGGCGACGACCCGGCCACCGTGGACGCCGAGCGCGCAGCGGATCTGAAGCGCTCGAAGGACCTCGGCCTCGAACCGCCGCCCCCGCCAGCGCCTGTCGCGCCCCCGCCGAAGGCGCCCCCGACGAAGGCCGAGCTTGAGATGGCCGACCTGGCGATGCGCGAGCGCCGCGCCACCGTGGCCCGGCTCGAAGCACCGCCGGCCCCGCCCGTGGCCCACGAGACGACGCCGATCGAGCACCTGATTGCGGGGCTGCTTGCCGCGCAGGCGACCACGAACGGGCACCTGGCGACGCTCGCAGCGCGCGACCCCGCCATCCACAACCACTTGCCGGCCGCCATCGTCAACGTCGAGCCCACGCCGGTCGAGATCCACGCGGCGCCGGTCGAGGTTCACGTCGGGCCAACGCCCGTCACCGTGGTCAACGAGAACGTCGTGAACGTCGAGCCGGCCGAGGTCAAGGTCGCGCTGCCCGACCGCCAGATCACGTCGGTTATCGAACGTGACGGCAAGGGCCAGATCGCCAACTTCACCCAGACGGAGACCACGCTGCAATGACATACGTCAAGCACATCGGCGTCGGCCTGACGCAACTGCTGAACACCGTGCTCGGCGGCTGGCCTGACGAGTCCACGTCGAGCCGCCTGTGGCGCTTGGAGCGCCAGGGCAAGGCGGCCGGCCGGGTGTTCCGGCCGATGGTCGACCGCCTGTTCTTCTGGCAGCCCGAGCACTGCGCGCGAGCCTACGCGGCCGAGCGCGAGCGCTATCACTTACCCCCGCTACTCCGCGGCAACTCCTGAGAGGCCATCATGCCCATTGCATCGTCCGACATTAAATACCGCCTCAGCGGCGGCGGCTCCAACACCGACCCGAACGCAGCCCTCGGCGGCGCGGTCAGTTCGACCGACGCGGCCTCGACGATCTTCGACAACGTCGGCAGCGCGGAAGCGACGGCCGGCGATACGGAGTACCGCTGCGTCTATGTCAAGAACAACCACGGGTCGCTCACGCTGACCAACCCGAAGGTGTGGATTCAAGCCAACACGCCGAGCGGCGACACGTCCGTCGAAATCAGCCTCGGCACCAGCGCCGTGAACGGCACCGAACAGACGATCACGGACGAGGACACGGCGCCCACCGGTACGACGTTCGTGTCGGCCGCCAACGAAGGCGCAGGTCTGTCGCTGGGCGACCTGGCGCCGGGCGCCACCAAAGCCGTGTGGGTCAAGCGAATCGTGTCGGCCGCTGCGGCAGCTGCGAACGACTCGTTCACCCTGCGCGTCAAGGGCGACACGCTGCCTTGACCACCCACCCCCTGCGCCCTGACGCGCGATAGGAGAACTACAAATGACACTGACGCCTCAACAGCGCACCGCTCTGCGCTCTGCCATCGAAGCCGACCCGACAGCCAACACGCTTTTCGTGGACGGCAATCTGGGCGGGCTGGCCGACTACTTCAACGCGCCGTCAAGCCCCACTACGTGGGTGTGGAAATCTGCAGTCCCTACCGCCGATCTGTTCGATCAAATCGCGTGGGCAAACATGACTCCGAACGGTTCGCCGGGCGCTGATGCCGCGTGGACAAATCGCAGCCTTGCGTGCCAAGGAAAACAGTTCAATCTGCAGACGATACTTGTCGGCCGCGAGACTATCAACCCGAGCAAGAACCGCGTTCGTGACGGTCTACAAGACGCATTGACCGACCTGCCCAGCGGCAACAACGGCAACCTAAGACAAGCCGGGTGGGACAATGTTCGATCACAACTTTTCCGTGCCGCTACGCGCTTTGAAGCGCTGTTCAAGACTGGCACAGGAACAAACGCGGACCCTGGAAAACTTGGAACAGGAGTCGGCGGCAGCGCCATTGAAGGCGCTGTTTCGTACACCGAATTCATGGGCCTTTAATCATGGCTACCGTACCCACCCGCTATTTCCTTGGGACGGCACAGACCGTCATTAACACGGCAACGGACATAGCCGCCGGCAACTTCAGCGGCGCCCCAGCAGCGACGTTCGACAATACCAGCGACAGTGCAGTTCCCTACGCGACCGACGCGCTTGCAATGTTGGAGGCGCCAGATTGGGCCGCTGCGCCTGTGGCGGGAACGGTTGTCTCGCTTTGGGGCGTACTGAAAAACATCGACGGCACCGACGACGGCACCGACGCGCCGAGTGGTTCAGCAGCAGGCGGAGCGAGGTTTTTTGGCGCATGGATCATCGCCGCCGCCGATGCGTTACAGCGCCGCACGATCAACATTGACATCGCTGGATGCAACGAGGTGGATTTCTACATCCAGAACGGCACAGCGCAGAACATGAACAACGACGCGGGCACGAACTGCGTCGTCAAGATCACCCCCTTTGCGCTGGGCGTGACAGTGTGACGCCGTGTCGCTGATTGTTTCAAGAGCAGCGCGAATTAGGCAGCCGGCAGGCTTTGCCCGGATTGCGCCTGCGTGGCAGTCGCGCGTTGTGGCCTGTATTCTGCCGAGCAGTCGGCTCGACGTAGTCAATGGCGGGCTGGCGCTTAGTGGAACAGCGCCGAGCATTACTGTCACAGACTACGGCATAGCAAACCAAGCGAACGGGTCTGGGCTGCTGTACAGCTCGTTCCCGGCCGGCGCTGTGTCCAGCGTTGCCGGAACAACGCTGTTGACGGCGGGATACAGAAATACAGCCGCAACCGCATTCCACGCGGGGGCTGGAGAGAACGCTTCGACTGGCGGGTTCTTCACTGTTGAATCTAACGGCACCTCGAATATTTACTTTCGAATCAGAACGGTTGCCGGCACAGACATATCAGCTTTCGACTCATCCAATGCCTCGGTACGCGGAACAGCCAACTGCGTGACAGCGTTTAGGCTGACCAGCCTGACAAGCGCAACCTGCAGCATCAACGGCGTCGATGCCGGAGGGCGCTTAATTGGTTCTGGCGCGACTGGAACTCCCGCATGGACACGATTTGCCGTCTGTGGGTTGATGCGCGATACGGCAAGCTACGCAACATCGGGTTCGTCGCGCTACGCTCTAGCGGCCCTGCTGGTCGGGTTAACGCAAGCGGATGAACTCTCGTTGTCGGTTAATCCTTGGCAGATATTCGCTCCACAAGAGCGCCGCATTTGGGTGCCGGGCGCAGGCGCCGCCGTCCCCGACATCACCGCCGTCTACGCCGACAGCGTGACCACCAGCAGCGTCACCCCGCGCGTGACGCTCGACTTCGCCTGAGCGATGGCGAACACCCTCTACGTCGCAGTCTTCACCGCCGCCACCAGCGGGGTGACGTGGGCGCGTGCCGACATCGGAAATGGGCGGGACGGGTTCAGCTCGGGCGGCTACGTCGATAGCCTGGTTGACGCTTCGATCATCACCAGTGATGGCGACGAGACGACGACGGCGATCACCGGGCTGACGCCTGGCACTGCATACAAGGTCTGGGCCATCGTCGATGACGGCTCGACCAGCAGCAACAGTGGCACGCCGCAGGTCAGCTCGTCATTCACGACGGTCGCCCACGTCGAGCAGGACCTGAGCGCGTCCTACGCGATCGTCAACGGCGTCCCGCAGGACCTCGCGGCCACCTACACCGTCATCAACGGCGTTGCTCAGGACCTGAGCGCCGCCTACGCCATCCGCGGCGCCGTCGAGCAGGACCTGAGCGCCGCTTATGCGATCGTCAACGGCGTCCAGCAGGACCTCGCTGCCGCCTACACCGTCATCAACGGCGTCCAGCAGGACCTGAGCGCGGCGTACGTGCTGGTCGACACGGTGTCGCAAGACCTCGTTGGCGCGTACGGCGTGGCCGGCACGGTCGAGCAGGACCTGGCCGCAGCGTACGACATCCTGGCGACGGGTACGGTGTCGAGCGACTTCGCCGCGACCTTCGTGGTTGTCGGCGCAGCTGCGCAGGACCTTAGCGCCGCGTACGGGGTGCAATCGGCCGTCGAGCAAGACCTGGCGGCGGCCTATGCGATCGTCAACGCGGTCGCTTCCGACCTGAGCGGCGCCTACGCGATTGTCAACTCCGTTGCGGCCGATGCCCCGGGCGCTTACGCCATTCTCGACGACGTGCACGCCGACCTGACGGCGTCGTGGTCGGTCCCCGGCACAGTCGCCGCGGACCTGGCAGCGGCGTACTCGGTCTACGGCGGCGGCGGCGGCACGGGCGCCTCGGCAGAGGAAATCGCCGAGACCGTGTGGAACTGGCTGATCGAGGGCATGCGCGCTCGCGAGCACCTGACAGTGCACACCGCAGCGTTGGCCGGCAACAGCGATGGCGTCGGCACCGACACCGAGACCTACTACGGCCGCGACGGCGTCACCCCGCGCCTGATCGTCACCTTCGATGGCTTCGGGAACCGGGCCTCGACCACGCTGAACGGTGCATGAACTACCGCGGCAAACGGCTATTCGCCGGCCGCCTGTTCGCCGGCCGCCTGTGGGGCCCGCCCGAGGTCGACAGCAGCGCATCAGTGTGGCCGGGAGCGGGCGTCATCCGGCGCAAGCCCGTGCCGAAAAAGCGTCGCCGCCGCGATACCGACGACGACGTGCTGCTGTTCCTACTCCGTTAAAACGAAATACTCGCGCTAGGTATTTTCCAAACTGCTCCCCAGAATCGGGGCAGTATGAAAAATTGGTACTCGATCAAAGCCGTGTCCGACGCCGTCGCCGAATTGTCGGTGTTCGACGAAATCGGCTTCTGGGGCGTGCAGGCAAAGGACTTCGTTCGCGAGGTCAAGGCAATCGCCGCCCCGACGATCAAGCTCTACATCAACTCGCCCGGCGGCAGTGTGTTCGACGCGGTGACGATGTTCAACGCGCTGGTGATGACCGGCAAGACGATCGAGGTCCACGTGCTCGGCATCGCTGCCAGCGCGGCCAGCTACCTCGCGATGGTCGGCGGCAAGGTCGTGATGCCCGACAACACGTTCATGTTCCTGCACAACCCGATCAACGGGGTGTACGGCAATGCCGAGGACATGCGCGAGATGGCCGACGTGCTCGACAAGATCGGCGCCTCGCTCACCGCCACCTACGCCAAGCGTTTCAAGGGCGACGAGAAGGCCCTGGCCGACATCCTGGCCGCCGAGACCTACCTGACGGCCGCTGAGTGCCTGCAGTACGGCCTGTGCGACGAGGTCGTGCCGGCGATCGAGGCCACGGCCAAGTTCGACGTTGACCACGTGCCCGAAGCTGTGCGCGCCGTTGCGTTCAAGCCGGCCGCACCGAAGGCGACGAAGACCGCCGCCGACCACATCAAAGCCGCGCTCGCGGCGCAGCCCGACCTGGCCGAGTTCGAGCCGGTGTTCGCCGCCGACGTTTCGCTGGTCGACGCGGACACGGCCGGCGCTGCCGTCGCAGCTGCCGCTGAGATCCGCACGTTCTGCGCGATGACCGGCATGCCTGAGCGTGCGCCGGCCCTGATCCGCGCCCGCACGTCGGTCGCCGCGGCTCGCAAGGAACTGGCCGCCGCGTTGGCGCTGGCCGACGAGGCGAACCCGATTGACACCGCGCCGAAGGGCCCGGCCGCCACCGCGGCGCCGCCGGCCAAGGCTCCCGTCACCACCGCATCTATCTGGGCCAAGGCCCGCAAACGCCAGGAGTAGTACATGCCCACCTTGACCGAAGGCCGCCACACCGCCGAGTTCCTGCGCTCGGAAGCCAACGGCTACCGCTCGCGCGAGAAGATCACTGTCGACTCTACCGCCGCGGCCCTGGTCGCCGGCACGGTGCTCGGCAAGGTCACTGCGACCGGGGATTTCGTCGCCTACAACGAGGCGGGCACCGACGACGGCCGCCGCGTGGCCGCCGGCATCCTGTACGCGGGCGTCCCCGACGCTGCCGCCGACCAGGCGGCCGTCGCCATCGTGCGCGACGCGGAAGTCTCGCGCTGGGCGCTCACGGGATTGGACGCCAACGGCGAGGCCGACCTGTTGGCCCTCGGCATTCGCGTCCGCGACTGACCCCGCACTTTCAAACATACCGCAGCAGGAGCACACATGCCCGCATTGGACATTTTCAACAGCGACGCTTTCTCGGTCATCAACCTGACCCAAGCGATCAACGACCAGCCGCACCAGCCGACCAAGCTGGGCGACATGGGTCTGTTCGAGGAATCGGGCATCAGCACGACCTCCCTGATGATCGAGCGTAAGGGTAATGCCCTGCAGCTGGTGCAAACCTCGCCGCGCGGCTCGATCGGCTCGGGCAAGGCCGACGACAAGCGCAAGGTGATCTCGGTCAGCACCGTCCACCTGCAGCGCAACGACGCGATCATCGCCGACAAGGTGCAGAACCTGCGCGCCTTCGGCACCGAGGGCGACCTGGCCGCGGTACAGAACGTCGTGAACGAAAAGCTCGGCGACCTGCGCCGGGACATGGACCTGACGCTGGAATGGCACCGCATGGGGGCCCTGAAGGGCCTGCTGCTGGACGCTGACGGCAGCACGATCATGGATATGTTCACCACGTTCGGCCTGGCCCAGCAGACGCACGACATGGTGCTCGACAACGACGCGACCAAGGTGCAGATCAAGCTGATGGAAGCCAAGCGCAAGGCCGAGACGGCGCTGGGCGGCAAGATGGTCAACGGTTGGAAGTGCCTGTGCTCCAACGAGTTCTTCGACGCGTTCGTGGGGCACGCCGCTGTCGCCACCGCGTTCTCTCGCTGGCAAGACGGCGCGTTCCTGCGCGACGACCCGCGCAAGTCGGGTTTCCCGTTCGGCCAAGTGCTGTTCGAGGAATACGTCGGCGCTGTGGGGGCCACTCGGTTCGTCGCCGCGAACAAGGCGTACCTGATCCCGATGGGCGTGCCTGGCATGTTCAAGGGTCACTATGCGCCGGCCGACTACATGGAGACGGTCAACACGCTCGGCCTGCCGTACTACGCGAAGCAGGAACTGATGCGCATGGGCAAGGGCGTGGAAGTCGAGGCTCAGACGAACCCGATCTTCTTCAACACCCAACCGAACGCGGTCATCGAACTGTCGATCTGAGCGATGGCGCTGGGCTACATCGCCCGCGCTCTCGCCAAGGGGCTCGCCAAACTCGGCGAGCCCTCTTTACTTGACGGGCTCGACTGCGGCAACGTAAACCTGCAACGCGACGTGATCGAGTACGCGGGGATCGGCGACACCGCGCACGACAACCCCGTGGTGCGGCAGGACATGGTCACGATCGGCCGTGAGTTCGAGCCGCGCGTCGGCCAGGCGCTGCAGCACCCCGACGGCACGTTCCGGCTTGACCGGCTCGTGCAGGACAACCGCTACACCCGCCAGTTCATCGTCGTCGAGACGACCGCACCGGTGCCCGTCGTCGCCGACCTGGCGGCCGACTTCGAGGTCGAGCCGTGAAGCTCATCGTCGACGCCAAGCAGGCGATGCCGGCGCTGGCTGAACGCCTCGGCCGGATCTCGGGCAGCGTGATCGGCCTGGCCGCTCGCGACGCCGTGAACGAGGTCATCACGCGGTTCGAGCGTGACTCGTTGGCGGGCATGACCGCCGACATCGGCTTGACGCCGGCGTACGTGAAGGGCAAGACCGACGTACGGCTCGCTGCGTCGTCGCTGAACCCGAAGGCCGAGATGGTCACGCGGGGCGACCTGACGATCCTCGGCCGCTTCCCGATGCAGCAGCTGACGCAGTCGGCGCCGCGGGCGAAGGGCGACCCCGCCCGCGGCATCCCGTCGGGGAGCAAGCAGGCGGGTGTGCGCGTCGGTATCCGCCGTAGCGCGCCGGTCGAGCGCGACAAGTGGTTCACGCTGCGCCTGCGCGCGGGCGGCGGGCCTGGCGCGAACGAGGGCGTGTTCGTGCGCGCCACCGGTCGCAAGAAGCCGAAGCACATATACGGCCCCGCGCCGTACTCCCTGTTCCGTCACCAGATCGGCCTGCGCGCGAGCGAGGTCGAGGTCGACTTGGCCGACACCACGGTGCGGACGATCTCCGACCGCGTCGAGAAAGCCCTGGCATGAGCGCGTCCCTGCACACCGCCGAGGACATCGGCACCGAACTGAGCACCCGCCTGGCGGCGTGCACCGTGGCGTTGGGCGCCGAAACGGACCTGGGCACCAGGGTCTACCGCGGCCGGCGCCGCATTGACGACACCATGATCCCCTGCGCCGTGGTCATCGAAGGCGACGATGTGCCTGACCGCGGCAACGTCAAAACGTCCTATAAGCTCGACCAGCGGTACGTGCTCTACGCCTACGTGCCGTGCGACCCCGACAACCCCAACGACGCCGCGCACGCCGCGATCCGCGACATGAAGCGCGCGGTGTTCAACACCGAGGGCGCGGCCGACCCGAAGTTGGGCGGCCTGGTCCGCGACTGCGTCTACCTCGGCCGCGACATCGGCCCCCGCGCGGACGGCGCGAGCTTCGTTTTAGCCGCGATTGAAATTGGCGTCGAGTATGTCGAGAACGTGGCGAACCCGTAGCGTTAAAACGAAATACTCGCGCTAGGTTTTCCCTCGGGCCAACCCTAGACTTGCCCTGGTATCGGACCTTATCTACTTCGGAGTTAACACATGGCTGCACGTGGTTTTCTAGGCGCTGGCGACCTCTACATGGCGCGTCAAGTTGCCGGCGTGTGGGAGAACTACTCGGGCCCGTACGAGGCCACGAAGGTCGAGATCAAGCCGAACGTCGAACTGAAGGAACAGGTCAGCAAGGGCCGTTCCACCTACGGGCAGGTCATCGAGACGGTTGCCATCGCGCAGCCGTCCGACCTGACGATCGACCTGGCGGAAGTGAACAAGGAATCGCTGGCGATCGCTCTGCTGGGTACGACCGCCGCGCTGTCGCAGTCTTCGGGCACGCTGACTGAAGAAGCGATCGTCGCCAAGCTCGACAAGTGGGTGCCGCTGTCGAAGGCTGCGCTCACCGGCTCGCAGACCGTGGCGCACACGACCGGCACGCCAGTGTACGTCGAGGGCGTCGACTACCTCGTCAACAAGCAACTCGGCTGGATCAAGGCCCTCACGGGCGGCGCGATCACCGAAGGCCAGTCGGTCGAAGTGACAACGACCTACGCCGCGATCACCGGCACCGAGATCAAGGGTTCGACTCAGACTCAGCTGCGCGTGCGCTTCAAACTCGACGGCAAGAACTTTGCCGACGACCTGCCGTGCATCGTGACGGTTCACGAGGCCGTTATCGCTGCCGACGCCGCGTTCGATTTCCTGAGCGACGACTTCGCGACGGTGACGATGCCCGGACGCATGAAGACGCCGACGGGCATGACCGAGCCGTTCACCGTCCACCTGCGCAACGCCTGATGAGGGGGCGCCACGGCGGGGGCGCCAATGCCCGCCACGCATGAACAGCACCGGGTGACTCAATGGCGACGGCAAGCAAACGTGAAGTAAGCTTTGTCGTCGGAGTCGAGACGACCGGCAGCGCGGAGATTCAGCGCCTCGCCGCTGAAGTCCGCAAGTTGGGCGCCGAGGGCGACCCGGCCGCCGCGGAGTTCAAGACTCTCGCCGACCAACTCGATCGCCTCGGCCAACAGGCCGACGCCGTCACGGCGATCCGCGGGCTCAATACCGAAGTCGACCGCCTGGCCGCCTCGCAAGTCGAGGCCGCTGCCGCCACCACGGCGTCGAGAAACGCGCTCGACGCGCAGGCCGCCACGGTCACCCGGCTCAAAGCCGAGTCCGCTGAAGCGGTAGCAGCCGTCAACCGTCAGGTCGCGGCCACTCGCGCCGTCGGCGACTCGATCAAGGCCCTAAACCGCGAGTACGTCGGCGCTGCCCGCGAGTCGCAGAAGTACAAGGACGAGGTCGCGAAGCTGCAGGCAGCGCAGACCGAGTCGAGGAACCGTACCGACGAACTGCGCGTCGCCCGGTCG